AAGATCAGATCTTCGTGAAAATTGGAGATGCCGAGTTCGAAATCAATAAGTCGGCTGCTCCTGAGTACTTCTGGATCAAAAGGAGTGTCCCTTTTGAGGAAGACGAATTTTTTGCCCTGACCGAAGAGGGAGTTTTGGATCTGCTCAAAGGAGAAGAAAAATGAAAAAGAGATTCAAAATTGAAGGGTATTCCTTCAATTTAAAAAAAGAAGTCAGTAGGATCTATTACGAGGATGAAATATTCATTCACGAAGGAGAA